CGGTCTGCCGAGAAACAGAATCGCGTCGTGGAGTATGAGGAACAACCGGGTAAAACACGCCGGTGAAACAATTTTCGGCGATGCAGTGGTGTTCAGGACGGAAGGCGGAAAACTTATGCCGCTTGATCCTGTGGAAGCGTTGAGAATCCGGAAAGAAATCCGACATACGGAGGAAATGGAAGCATGGGTAACAAAATGAAAAAAATCTGCTCTGACTGCATTCATCGCGCGCTGTGTACGGAGGGATTCGACCTCGATGGTCTGGAAGAAATCTTCGACCGGTGCAGTTATTTTGAAGAAAAGCAGCAGTATGTGAAACTGCCTGTGAAAGTGGGACAGACACTGTACGTCCTTGACGAAGACAAAAACATTCTCGGTCTGCAGATTCACTCCATTGACCTTTCAATTGGTTCCGACGGAATCTATGATTCCGATCTGGAATTGTGGGACGAAGAATCCGGCAACGGCTATGAGTATTACGATTTGGACGACATCGGCAAAACCTTATTCCTGACCCGCGAAGAAGCCGAAATAAAATTAAATGAAAGAGAAGGAACCACATCATGAATGACCTCCAGATGAAAACCTGTCCGTTCTGCGGACAGTATCTCATGTGCGAACCGGATGTCGATCCGCGGGACGTCTGCAAATGCGACAAGGCCAAGGACTACCAGCACCGGCAGACCGTCTGCGAAAACCGTCTCCGCGCACTCGACAAGCTCTGCGGCAGCGACTGTGACAAACTCCATCCGGACTATCAGCCGGTCGGCGAAGAAACCTACGAACTCCTGAAACAGATCGTCCGCGGCGTCTGCTTCGGTCAGATCGGCAAGACGAAATTCTCGCTTCCCGATGATACCGAGCTGTCGATCGCGGAAAACGGCATCAAGCGCACCGCGAAGATCACCGCTCAGTTCGCACAGTAATCTTCATTATATAAGGACAGGCACGATTGGGGGAAACCCCAATTCCGTCCTTGTAAGCAGTCTTAACTTTTCACGCATTCTTTATTTCTGTCGCATGACGTTTTCTCTTTTGGTTCGTTTTCTCTTTTGTGAAAAGAGAAAATGAACGACTCACGATCCGGATCACGAAAGGGGGAGGCAGGATATGCGGAACACCATACAGCAGTATGAATACAATCAACAGTGTGAATCGGTGAAATGCCGTTACAAGGAAAAATTGATCTATGCGGGTGATATGATCTTCGGCGTCGTCTATCCGACCTTCTCCAACGGAAAAAAGTACGGCAAAGACCGCCGCCGGAAATACCGCGAAACATCCGAAGTCCAGCGGAAGAACAACGAACGCCGTTCCGCGGACAAGCTGACATGGTACATCCACGAAAACTTCGGGAAGCACGACTATGTCATCAGCCCGACCTTCAAGGATTCCACCCGTCCGCTGACCGAAGAAGAGTTCAAGCGTGAGACCCGCAATTACATCGACCGTCTGAAGCGGCTGTACAAGAAAGCCGGTGTCGAGTTCCGCGCGATCATCATTTCCGAATACGGTGAAAGCGGAAAGCCGCATTTACATATTTTCGTTCCCGGCGGCGTTTCCCGCGATGCTATCGAAGAAGCATGGGGACGCGGACGTTGCAACAGCAAGCGGCTCCAGTTTGACGAATGCGGGATCGTCGATCTGTCGAAGTACGTCGCCAAGGAACGCCGCCGCTTTAAGCGGACATTCTCGACGACCCGGAACATCCGCAAGCCAAAAGAACGGACGAACGTGAACTATTATTCCCGCAAGCAGTGCGTGGAAGTCATGGAATCCGCGAACCCGCAGAAGTTTTTCGCGGACAAGTATCCGGGCTACTGGCTGTCGGAGTTCCCGCGCGTCGAGAAAAACGGCATCAACGGCGGGTATTATATGACGTTCGTCCTGTACGATCCGCAGGGACGGAATCTGATGGAACGGAAAAAGAGGTGAACCGCTGCGGATGCAGGGGTTTTGTGGTGCTGGAAAGGGGGAATGTTATGACGATGCGTGAGCTGTCGCAGTTACGGTACCTGCGGCGTGAAATCGAACGGGAAAGGGAAGAACTTGCCGGACGGGTGCGGGAACGTCCGGCATCCGCGGCCCATGCTGCCGAAACTGCGGAAACGTGCGGACGGATTGCCGTCCGTCTGGAACAGCATATCGCGGAACGGGATCGTCTGGAAGCGTACATCGCGGCGGTTCCGGACAGTCTGACAAGACAGGCGTTGGTTCTGCGATTCTCGGACGGTCTGAGCTGGCGCGCGGTCGCGTACCGGATCGGCGGCGGAAATACCGCGGACGGGATACGGATGCAGTGTGTACGGTATCTTCAGAGGAACGGTGGATGAAGTTGTTCGTTTTGTTCGTTTTTTTACGGTACAATGGAATAAGAAACAGGACGGGAGTGTCGTGCTTCCGTCCTGTTGTTGTTTTCGGAAATACATTGGCACGTTGGCATAGCGTCCAGCGAGGGACAGCGGGTGGGTTTTATGTTCGATACCTCATGAAAGACAACTTCTACACATCAGCCAAGTGGCTCCGCAAGCGTGCGAAAATCCTTCGCCGCGACAAATACCTCTGTGTCGAGTGCCGCCGGTACGGACGCACCGACCGCGACGGAAACCCGATCCGGGCGGATACCGTCCACCACATCAGGCACCGGTCAACCCATCCGGAACTCAGTCTGACCGACGACAACCTCGTCAGCCTTTGCGAGAGCTGTCACAACAAAATGCACCCCGAACGCGCGAGACGGAAGGTCCCCCACCCACGGTACTGAGTCCGCAGACCGTTCCGTAATGGAAGGGGCCGGTCTTTCCCCCTCCGGCGTCGCGTGTGAGAAAAATCTGAAAAACAGGAGGGAACCGTGGCGGAAGCTGTATCGAAAAAGAAAGTCATCGACAAAATGACCGCGCTCGGCGTTTACAAAACGGAGTTCGGACCGACCATCGAGCGGTACGTCGAGCTGACCAAAGAGTACCGAACTATATATAAGCAGTACGCGGATTCGGGCTACCGGTGCGAGACACAGACCGCCTCCGGAACGAAAAAATCCCCGACCGTCACCACCCTCGAAACCCTCCGCCGCGACATTCTCGCCATCGAGGATGCGCTCGGTCTGACCCCGCGCGGACTGCTCAAACTCAACGAAAAAGCGTTCGAAAAACCGAAAAAATCGAAGGCGGGCGGGCTGATCTGATATGCTTGAAGGCCGTTACGCGGCGGAAGTCGAGGGGTATGTGGACGCGGTTCTCACCGGACGGAAGAAGGCCTGCACCGAGCTTGTCCAGTCCTGCCGACGGTTCCGCCGCGACATCGAATCCGGACGGTTCGACATCCGGTGCAACGAAGCGGACTACGTCATCGAAAAGATCGAGACGCAGTTCGTCCACCGTCAGGGGGAAGACCTCGCCGGACTTCCGCTTCTCGGAAAACCGCTCCTGCTGGAACCGTGGGAAAAATACATCATCTACGGCATCCTGATCTTCTATCATCCGGGGACGATCCTCCGCCGCTACAAGGAAGCGTTCATCTTCATCCCGCGAAAGAACGGGAAAACACTTCTCGTCGCGGCTCTGGCGTGGGCACTCGCTCTCCTGTCCGTGAAGTCCGGCGCGACGATCTACATTGCCGCCGCCGCGCTGAAACAGGCGATGGAGTCGTTCAACAACATCAAGCACAATCTCACGCATCATCTCTACGACAGCCAGGAAGACGCGGAGGACGACGGCTGGCGGATTCTCGACAACAACAACGTCCACTCCATTTCCAACGGCGACATCGGCGGCGGTTCGGTCATGCTCGAAGCTCTCGCCGCAAACCCCGATGCGCAGGACTCCCTGAACTGCAACATCGCCATCGCCGACGAGCTGCACGCCTTCAAATCCGCGAAGCAGTACAACATCCTCCGCGAAGCGATGAAGGCGTATTCCAACAAGCTGATGATCGGGATTTCCACCGCGGGTGACGGCGGACGGCACACCTTCTGCGCCCAGCGTCTCGCCTTCTGTCAGCGGATTCTCGCCTCCGATACCGAGGACGTGTATTCCGATCAGCTCTTTATTTTCATCTGCAAGGCGGCGGAAGACAAGGACGGGAACGTCGATTATCTGAATCCGGACGAACACGAAAAGGCGAATCCGAACTACGGCGTGACGATCCGACCGAACGAAATGACCGCGTCCGCCATCGAAGCGCAGAACGACCCGCAGCAGAGAAAGGACTTCCTCCAGAAGTCGCTGAACGTCTTCGTTTCCCCGGCAAGAGCGTACTTCAATCTGCACGAATTCCGGAATTCCGACCGGAAGTACACATGGACGCTCGACGAACTCGCCGCGCTTCCGGTGAAGTGGTACGGCGGTGCGGACTTATCGAAACTGCACGACCTGACCGCCGCCGTCCTGTACGGGGTCTATCAGGGTGTGGATATCATCATCCCGCACTGCTGGTTCCCGATCGAAGCGGCGTATAAAAAGGCAGAGGAGGACAACATCCCGCTGTTCGGATGGAAGGACGACGGATGGCTCACGATGTCGAACGCCCCGACGGTCAACCATGCGGACGTTGTGGCGTGGTTCGTGAAAATGCGCGAGAGGGGATTCCGGATCGCCGAGGTCGGACACGACCGGAAATTCTGCCGTGAGTATTTTGTGGCAATGAAGAAGGCGCGGTTCCGGATCATCGACCAGCCGCAGTATTTTTATAAGAAATCCGAGGGGTTCCGGCACATCGAAGTAACCGCGAAGAACGGGACGCTG